ACGCCTCCTTATATGCTCTCTGGATCTTAGGGATCTGTATAGCCATCCAATCTATCATCTCCTCATTTTTAGCCCAGCACTTACTACCGTAAGCATTTTGCCATAAACCACTCTCATAGAGAAAAGCGTGTACTATCTCATGGCGGAGTACCTTTTTCTGATATGCTATCAGATCCTTTACACTCTCCGCACTCTGCTTATAGTTAAAAATGAGGATCTCCTTTACACTAGGATCACACCATCCATCCGCCTCTCTATCATATCTGTAATCATCCTCATCTATAATACGGATACTGTATCTGGTTCCTAAGATATGTACCTCGCTATTAAAAGCTCTGTGAGGCTGTGTACTGCCTGTACTCTCAATATCATCTAAAGATACGGTTATTTCCAGCCCTGTATCACATAGCTTTACTGTAGCTGTACCCTTTTCAGTGCTATACCCTGTTACCTCTCCTACCATCTTCTTATATGCCTTAAGATATACAATCTCTCCAGTAATATCTCTGGTTATATCTCCGCTTACTATCTGCATTACTCTTTATCCTCCTTTTGTCTGTTCTCCAGCTCTAAGCTACTGTTATGGCTTGCCACACAAAGGCTCATCATAACAATTCCCACTACTGCTCCTGCCATAAAGCATCCGATCCCTACTAAGATAATCATATAATCCCTCCTAACTGAAAAGGAGAGCCTTTTACAGCTCTCCCTCCCTAACCTCTGCCTTTATTTAACTGTTTCCCACTCCATAGGCTCCAGATCATCAAATACCACAGGTACTCTCTCTCTAAGCTCCTTTAAGAGCGGTACTGCTACCTCTAACATCTGCGGATGAGGCTTTCCTGTAGATCCGCAAGCTCTGAGGCTTAAGAAGTGCCTCCACTCTCTAAGGTTAGCTGTCATTACTACCTCTGTTTTGAGGCTGTTAGGTAATACAGATCTTGCCTCCTGTGGAGTTCTTCCCTCACTAATCAGATAATTATAGGTTTTCTCTGCTCTCATACAGCTATCTACCCAGTTATCCATCTCTGGAGTATCATCTGCAAAGAATACCGGGCGGATAAAAGCTACATCTCCGCTCTTATTGTAATTACAATACCTTGTACTCTCCTGTGCATAGCTGGCTACTCTGTGGCGTACAATCTCATGGGATACGCCTCTATCACAGATAAACTTTACACTAAAAGAGTAGTGCTCCAGCATCGCCATGTGATTACTCTTAATGAGAGCTCTTACCATCTTCTCAGCGGATCCAGTGGTAATCTTGTCCTCAGACTTATAACACACTCTTGCTACTCTTTCAATCTTCCTTAAGATCTTCTCCCCATTCAGAGGATCCATGATCTCAAACCCAGCTTGTACAACTTTCATTTACCTTTTCCTCCCATGACTCTGACCACATATCTACAACCTCATCAATACTTATACCTCTCGGTACAATCATGTGAAAATCTAATGTATATCCGTCCAGCACATCATTAACACCAAAATGCTTCATACAGTAATCATTGCTTGCCTTAGAAACAAGTCCTCTAAAAGCTCTGTAGAATCTCAAAGCCTTTTCCTGTTCTCCATCAGGCTTAGCCTCTTCTGTAACTCCTCTCTCAGCCTCCAGAGCTTCAATCTCAAAGCTAAGAAACTCTCTTGCTTTCTTAAGATCCTGTACAATATCATCCTTTCTTCCGGCTCTTGCTATGTACTTAACCGCTGAGCCCAGATTAAAGTTAAGCCCCCACTCCCGGATCACATCCTTAGGCTCAAACTTACTGAAACAATAGTGATCTGGTCTTTTTACCATGTCTTTACTCATCTCTTTTTACCTCCCTGTTTTTCTTCTTTAGGAGCTCCTATCAGCAACTCCTTTTTCTCCGGCTCCTCACTCTTACCTGTTACCATCTCTCTGATGTATCTATGAGGAACATTACAGTTAATAGCGTTAAGCATCTGATCCCTCTGAGTACACCCTTTTACCAACTCATAAAAAGTAGAAAACTTAACCTGTACTCTGTCCTCAGCTCCAAAAGCATCAGCTAATCCCATGTTACTTACCTCCTATCTGACAAATGACCAAAGAGTATAAATAATTGATACCAAAACTATCCACCGCCCTGTACTTATCAACTTTCTCATTCTCCTGATCTCATGTAACATATCCTCACAAGATTCTGCATTACAACTGTAAGCATCCATCCCCATGTTATAATAGCCTTTTCCTAACAACTCATTTATGAGCCTCTGATAATGTCCATTTAACTCTCTATGGATCTGATAAATAGGACACTCTTTTTCTTTTTCACAATACATTTACACATCCCCCGGCTTTCTGTGGTTTGCTTTCTCAGGATCAAAGCCCTCCGGGTATCTTGCCTTGAGCTTATCTACATTCATCTGCAAGATCTCATCAAGATCAAAACCAAAGCTCTCACATAACATAGCTACATACCACATTACATCCCCCAGCTCTTTCTTTAAGTGATACTTGTCCATTTTCTTCTCATGGAATATACATTTCTTAACCATGTCCAGCACTTCCCCAGATTCTCCAGCCAGTCCTAAGCATCCATTTAGAATTCCTCCCAGATCCAGCCCCTCAGTGTCCTCTCTGACAACATTCTGATTATGTAACCATTTCAGATCACAAGTCAGCACTCCAGAGATCACTCTGTCTGTTGATTTACCGTCATTTGTTCTCATTGCTAAAGCCTGATACTCATTTCCTGTCATTTGCTTTTAATCCTCCTCATCATTTCTTTATGCTGTGGTACGCCGATCAGCTTAATAGATACCTCCCTTTTTCTTTCTACGTCCTCAAAGTATTCATAGGACATTACATAGTAAGGGGTATTATTAAATCTTACCCGGCTATTGATCTGGAGCTCATAACCATATTTCTCTACATAAGCTGTAGCCTTTTTGAGCTTTCTCTTTCTATGACTCTTGATAACAGCTCCTATAGCTCTTGCAAACAGCTTTACTCCTCCAGCCAATAAATCCACTATCCCGGCTCCAATATACTTAAAGCCCTTTGTAATCTTTCCCATGATCCTTTACCTCCTGTGTGATCCTTGCCTCTCAGCTTACTTACACTCAGTAATAACCGCTTTAAGTGCCATTTTTAGACAGGCATTAACTTTTTGTGTATATTTCACAATCGGTATTTATAAAACCATAGGGATTTTTTCCTTTAAAAAGTAATCTTGCACAATAAATTAGCTCCTGAGAGCTTTCATCTCCTCTTTGATACTGTCAGCTACAGCAAAAATAGCCTTTCTATCCTCCTCAGTGAGCTCTATTTGCTCCTTATTCTCCTGAGCTACCCTGTCTGTAGGATCTCCTAAGAGTAACAGATCCAGCTTAACCACTCTCTCAAAGTCCTGTATATTCTTGATCTTGACCTTTCCAGCCTTGAAATCCTTTACAAACGCCGCTACAAGGGCTCTGATAACCTTTCTGTACTCTGCTTTTACGTCTAATACTGCATTAGCTGTAGAGCCTTTTTCCGCTGTTTCTTCAATTTCTTTCTGTAAAATACGGTCTTTCCACTGAAATTTACGGCTCCATTCCCCTATAGTACGGGTACTTTTACCACAACTGTTAGCTACAGCCTCTAAGGATCTCTTTTCTCCCATGTTATAGTAAAGCTCAAACGCTGTTTTCTGAGCTTCTGTCTCTTTTTGGCTCTTTTTAGGCACTACTGGAGCCTCAGCCTCCTGATTCTGCCCTTTTTCCTCTACCATCAGCTTTTAAACCTCCTTTCTCCTCACTCACTCCTCCCTTTGTTCTTTGGGAGGGTTCTCTTTAAAATTGCTTTAAATGTATGTTAATTTCATACTCTTTAGCTCAAAGGCTCTAAAAATATAACTTTCTTTTATTACCTCTTATGTCTTTACTACTATGTTACTCATTATTTCTTTTATTTCTTCTCTTGTTATATCTTCTTTTATCCTTGTATTTATCAGTATTTTCTCTTTCCCCGGCAATGCTCTTTTTCCCCGGATTTCTTCATCCTCATTTCTATGAATTTCATAAGGCTATGCAATATAAAATGAGGTACTTTTCCTTTCCCCGGATCTGTACCTCATTTCTCTTTACTTCCACTCTTCTACTTTGAAATCTTCCGGTACTTCTACATCAGATAATGCTAACAAGTCCTCTCTGCTCCCCAGCATCATCTTTTTAAGCATCTGTAACCGCTCAATCATCACATCCACGCTCTCTACCTTGTTAAATACCATGAGAACCTCTGAACCTAAGATACTATAATCAGGATTTCCTCCCTCAAAGGTTCCTATCTCCCGGCGTTCACAAGTTTCAAGACATAACATACCATAATCCGGCTTTTCGTCCCCTACATCTTCTCTATGAGCAACTGGAGTAATCATAATATCACCAGTTCCAAAAGTTAATTTACTTCTACCCTCAATCATCCTGTTTCTCCTCTTCTTTCCCCGGACACGCTTTACACTCTAATCTGTTATTTAATCTCCTGAGCTCTAAAGATAATATGTATATTGCCCGGTTCATTTCTTTTCGCCGCTCTTCCTCCAGCTTCTTCTCTTTTTTGATATTTACCAGAGTGAGTACATACTCCGCAAGTAAACAGATACAGAACACATAAGGACTAAAATAGATCATATACGCTAAGATCTTTCCTATCATTTTCTTTTACCCT